TGCCGGTATTGCCGGACGCCTCGAACGCGCGTCCGAAAATCTCTGAAGCCTTCATTTCCTTCACCAGATCGGCGATGGTCAGAGGCTCGCCCTTTGCATCGACGCGCGGATCGCCCCTCGCGTCTACGACCTTCACGGCGAACTCGCCGTCTTCATCCACGACACGGACATGGCGCTGGACGTGAGGCAGCAGAAGGTCAGGAACCCCCTTCTCAGCCGCGATGGCGGCCGTGGCGGTGGCGTCGATCAGGTGGCGCTCCAGCGTGGACTGCATCGCGGCGATCTTGTCCTCGCGCGATTTCAGTTCCGTCTGGTGCTTTTCGTTCATCTGGGCGCGCAACTTATCCCATTCGCCGGCCCGTGTTGCCTTGTCCTCGTCGGCCTTTTCCTGAGCCGCCAGAAGCTCCTTGATTTCGTCGGGAGTCTTCCCGACTGCGGCCCATGCCTTGGCCTGCTTCTCAGCAGCGGCGCGGTCGGCTCGCTCCTTCTGGAGGGCGCTTTTGAGGCCGTCGACTGGCTCAATGCCTTCGACCTTCAACTTGAACTTGTCGCCGTCCTGCTCATAGAAGTCGCGCAGGGTCTCATCGATAGCCTCCAGGCTATCAACCGTCATTTTCAGCATGTCTCTATCCCAGAGGTTGTTTGGCCGGATCACCCGGCCGCGCGAGGCTGCGGATCGCCCGCAAGCCATTCTGTCGTCGGCCTTCCGAGAAGGTCAGCCGTCCATCCGCCCATCGAGCGGACACGATCCTTGATGAACGGCATGGCTCGATGCCATGCGTCCGTAAAACTCTCCCATTCCGCCCACCGGGCAGGGTGGAAGAAATGCGCCGCAGCCGGGTCCATCGGAACACCCGCAAGGATCACCCTGTCGGCTGCCGTCAAGGCCACCTTGACCGCGAAAAGACCTGATGAGCCCGAACCTTCCATGCCCGGCCATCGGTAATCGACAGCGAAGTCGATGCGTGGGTAAGCCCTGCCCGCTTCAAACCCTTCAGGCTTTTCATGCGCGGCAACGAAGGCCGGCTCTGAATATCCCCTGCGCCGCCGCTCATCCTGCCAGCCCAGCAGCTTTTCGGGGTGCAGCGTCACCATGTAATCGACCGGGCCAGCCCATCTGGCCGATATGTCATTGCAAGCGACGACAATATCCGGCTTGCCCAGATCAAGGGCGGCCGCCGCATCGTCCCAGACCGTCGCCGCGCCACCCAGCACCAGCGCCGTTTTCATGGTCATCCGACCGACAGGATCACGTCGGCCCGCCGCTTCTCCTGGATGGAGTAGCCAAGGCCAAGGCCAAGCACCCAATTTTCAGCCGTGCCGCGCGGGATGCCGTAGTATTGCTCGGACAGGCCCTTTTCCTCGATCAGGATAGCCGGCCTGAACTTTCGGATGGTCTGTTCAGCGCCGCGAAGGGCCAGCGGTTCGTATCCTTCGACATCGAGGCATATCAGGTCGCAGGCATCGAGATCGAGACTGTCGATTGTGAGCACCGGCACGGAACCATTTGATCCCGGTGCGATGTAATGCGCCCCGGCGTTGCCGCTGACCGTGTTCATGGCAATCCGCCCAGGCGCTTCTCCGAAAACCGCCTTTGCGTGGCGGACGTTACTCGGGACGTTCCGCGTCAGGCATTCATAGTTTGCCGCGACAGGCTCGACCGTATCGACGGCGGCGAACAGCTTCGCGAGATGCGCCGCCCACACGCCGACATTGCCCCCGGCCTGCACGGCAACATCCCGGCCCGTTGCATAGGCGACAGCCGCGTCAACGTCCGGCACTTCCTGATGGATGACCTTCCAGCACCATTCGTCATCGGCAGGCCACCAGAACCCGTCTCGCTGGATTAGATCCATTTCTCTGCCACCCATCCCGATGTAAACTCGTTCATTTTTGGCAAGCCGTGAAACTGGATCACGCTTGCGGTCGGGGGGTAACTCTCCCGTGAGCAGTCCACCTTATAGGACGCGAGCACCGGCCCCATGACCGCCCGGAAGGTGTCGACCGGCTCGCGATAGCGCGCGAACTGATCCTCGATGAACGCCTGATCCCCGATCCGCCCGCGATTGACTTCCACCACATCATATCGATGTGCGTGTCCGTCCGGGTCCTCGTGGAACGCATCGAACAGGAACGATTGATCGCCGGTCCACGCCATAACCGCCGAACATAGCGGTCCGCCGACTGTCTGCCTCCAAGGGTCATCGGCCATCGTGAAGCGATGCTGGTAAGATGCAATCCGATCCAGCGATCCGACGACCACGCTATCCAGATCAAGGTAGAGGACCGGGCCATCAAACAGGCCCTCCCGGAACATCTCGATCTTACTCCACCATGCCGGGGCCACGGTCCAGTCGTGATCCCCTCCCCGCTGGCGAGCGAGGCGCGGCCAGTCATATTCCAGCGGGATGCGCTCGCACGGCACATCAACGTCCGACAGGCACACAAAGCGATGATCGAGCGTCAGATGCCGCGCCACGCCATCGCGCAGCTTGCGCACCCATTCCGCGTCATAGCGCCCGCCAGATTTCAGGACACAGGCAACCGTTATCATGCGGCTTCTTCCTGCTGCGCCTGATTGTTGGCCGGCAGGACCGCGGCAGCGAGATCGTCATCGTCCGGGGCTTCCGCCTCAATGCGTTTTTCATCCGCCTCGCGATCATAGGTCGGGGCAAGGATACCGCGCCGCAGGGCTTCCTCGACATACTGCTCGCCCGACAGAAGCTCACGCTCATACATCGTGTCGATGACACCCATTTCCTCGACCGACTTCTCGCCGACCGCGAAATCCGTGTTCACGATCACGTCAGGGGCCTGATCTTCGGGGATGCCAAGCCACATGCAGGTGTAGACAAACGCCTGCTCCAGCACGTCCTTGAGCGCCAGTGCCCATGCTTCGACTGCCGAATGAGCCTTGGCCTCGGCCACCGCCGTAGCTGTGGCTGTCAGGTTGCCAGACTGAGGCATGAGCGGCTGCATCCCTGCCTCGCGCATTTCCTTGCGGAAGGCATCGAGGTCTTCACGGAGTGCTGTGGCGGCCGTTCCTGATGGCTCGACCTGCTTATAGTCGCCGAACTTCCCAGACTCCCCGTCGAACGGCATGAACATGACCGTACGCGGGCCAACTGACACGCTGACCGGCTTGCCGGCCGCATCGAGCGGCTGCTCCACCCCCTGAAACACATGGGAGGGGAACGTCGTGTTCGTCTGGACGTAGGCGAGGTTCGCCTCCATCTGGTATTCGGTGATCTGCATATGCGCCAGATCACGCAATGGAGGCCGCACCGCGAACCCGTTGCCTTCCCGCTCGCCGGTGAACATCGGCACCAGCGGGATCAACCCGATGGAAAAGACGCCTTCCGCCTCGACGGTCCAGCTTTCGGCGTCCTTGCGCCACAATGTCCAGCGCGCGCCGGTCTCGTCTCTGTTAAACTCACGCACGCGCTCGATGGTCTTTTCATCAAAGCCGTCGCGGACAGTCTCGGCCTCGGAAATGCGGGCATGGACGATGACTGTTTCGCCGCCGAACTGGCCTTCGTAGACCGCAATGACGCTTTTTGCCGGGATGCGTACCCAATAGGGTCGCGCGCCCATTGCTCGCTCATCCCCGAGCGTCACACCGGCCGGGACCGCCGTATGGTCCACCAGCAGCCAGTCGCAGCCGTAGTTGATCGCACCCTTAAAGACCTCGCGCGCCACGACATGCAGATGGTTGCCCGCGCCGTCAATGTCCTCGACCAGCTTTTTCAGAATTTCCGGCGCGTCCTCGCCAATCCGCACCTCTTTCGAGAACGGCTTTGACGCGAGATTACGAAACGAGCCATCATACAGTGGCGTGAACGGCGACACTGCCAGACGCCGTGCGTAATCCGGCTCCGGCTCATCCTCGAACTGAGGCAGGTATCGCGTCTTTGCCGCACGCATAGCCGGCGCACCGCCCATGATGTCATCCACCATGCGCCAGTAGTCGGACATCGCCTTGTAATCGGCGCTGGGCGTGCTGGGGTTCGTGTTGCTCATTAATGCCTCATGATCCCCAGAACAGCGGGCTTCTTGGCCTTCACGCCAGAAATATCGACAACCGCGTCGGCCATAGGATCGACCTGATCGTCATGCGCGCCGTTCGGGAATGCTTCCATCTCGGCGAGAAAGTCGCTCAGCCAGGGCGCATTGCGAGGCAGGACGACGTTGCCGCTTTCGACCATTGGCGAGGCATCGAGCGCCCGTGTGAGCTTGTCTGTGCCGCGCTGGATGCCCAGAACCGGGATGCCCTCGCGTTTGAGCGTCTGGATGAGGCCCGTCCCCGAAACCTTGTCCTCGACCTTGAGCGCCCGTAGAGCGCCCTGCCCTTCGACCGCCTTGTGCTTGAGCCAGAATGCCCGGCCCTGCACCAGCAATTCCGGCGCTTCCCACTTGCCCCTGATCTGATCCAGAAGAACTGCCTTGCCCGCAGCAGACCGGCCCCAGCACTGGAAAACGCTGTAGTCGCTGCTTTCCTTCGTCTTCTGGGCTGTGTCAGCGTAGATCGCACGCCATTCGATTTCTGGCGCTATGTCGTAGAACTGCCACCAGTCGGACTTGAACAGACCACCACCGCGAGGTGATGGCCGCTGTTGCATCTGGCCGGCCCATGCGTATGAACCCATTGCCGCCTTGTCGCGGGCAATGACATGCGGCGGGAAGCGGATCGGGTCCAGCAACTCCCCATCTTCCGTGCGCGGATCGGTCCAGCCTATCGACGTTGTGTGCCGTCGCTCCGGCTCAAACTCCATCGGGATGATGAGCTTTTCATAGCCCAGATCATTCGCGATGATATGCCCGGCTGGGTCACCCTCATGAAGCCGCTGCATCACGACGATGATTGCTGACTTGTCCGGGTCGTTAAGGCGCGTCGGAACCGTCTCGGACAGCACCCGGATTGCCGTCTCTCGGCCAACGTCCGATTGCGCCTTCTCCGGGCTTAGCGGGTCATCCCATGCGATTGTGTGGCCGCGTCGGCCCGTCATCGACGCGACCGCGCAAGCCTGCCGAAAGCCCCGCTTCTCGTTCTCGAAATAGAGCTTTTCGTTCTGGTCGCCCATCATCTTGAGCGGCCAGAGCGCCTTGTACCATTCGGACTGCACGAGTTCACGCATCAGGCGGTTGTCGCGGACTGCCAGCCCTTGCTCATGGGCCGCGCCGATATACCGATGGTGCGGCTGCCCTCCCGGCCCCCATAGCCACGCGGGATACATCACTCCGATAATCGTGGACTTCGATGTTCCCGGCGGAACGTTCACCAGCAGCCGGGTTATCTCGCCCCTCGCGACCGCTTCCAGATGTTCGGCAATCGCCTCGATGTGCCAGTTCCATTGCAATCGATCCGGGATGACATGCGGCCATGCTCTGCGGATGAAATGCGCCAGAGACCGGCTGCACAACTCCCGCTCAACGGCCAGCAGGTCCGTCTTGGTCAGATTCATCAGCCGCCGCCATGATCTCCGCAAGCGCAGCGGTGGAGAGTTTCGAGGTATCGAGCGCTGGCTTGGGTGACATGGTGCCGTCGCTCGACCGATGGTCGACCGTGGCAAGCTTCGGATGCATGTAAGGAGCCGCATCCCGTGCGGCGTCCTGCGCCATCTGCCGGAAACCCGCCGTCTTCTTCACCTCAGCCAGAAGCGCCTTGAACTGCTCCTCCGGCGTGTCTGCCGTGATGCGCCCGGTGAATTCCTCGACAGTCATCCCGTCAAGCAGCGCCTCGGCATCGATAGCGACCTGCTGGAAGTGACGCATGTTGTCGATCATCACCTCAAGGGGCGACATGCCGGTTGCTGATACGCGCTCGGCAACCTCTCTCGTGCGCTTGGTGATAGCGCCGGCCGGACGGCCAGCGCCCTCGCGCTTACCGCCACGGGCCATTTTGATTTCCTTTGATTAAATTCAGACGGGCGGCTGACGCTCAGCCATTCACCGCCTTATTCGCCTTGCGCGCCAACATATGTGATCGGCGGGCGGGCGTCGTGCCACTCGCACTTGAAGTGCATCGATCTGGCAATGTCCGTCACCGGATTGCCTTCGAGATCGACGCCGGTTGAAAGCTGCTGCTGCCACTCGGCATTCTTCTCAGCGGCGCGTGTGAGACATTCGGCCTCGTCATACGGCAGCGGACCTACAGACCCGCCGATATGCGCTCCGACATAGATGACGAACCAGAGCTTCATGAAGCATGCTCCGTGATAGGTGTCAGGACGGATGCGCCAATCCAGAAGTCGCGCCCCGAGCTGCCGGGCTACTGGCTTACCGGCGAGAACGGAACTGTTACCAGTCCGTTGGCGTCCTGATGGGGTAGCGAGGCGGCGGTCAGTGGCCCTTGACCTTATCGTGCCGGATGCTGGCCCGCTCAGGCTGGCCGCCTCGCTATCTGTGTTCCCGCTGGGCGGGGAAATCTGGCCCCCGAGCCGGAGCAATCGACCTCAGCAGCACTCGGGCGTTACCGTCGATACGGCACCAGATCGGAGGCACTATTCACCAACCGCCCGGCCGTGAAGCTCCGGGCATTGGCTCGGCGAGTATTCCCATCGTTGAGAGGGTCCGCCCGGCAGCCGCAAATCACCTTGTGTTGAGGTAATATAATACCGCATGGTATGTCAATACCTCACGCCGCCTTTCGCCTTCTGATTGGGGAAAGCTGCTTCGGCTCAAACTCCACGACCGTGCTGCGACCAAAGATGTACACCAACGCCCTGACCAACCCCGCGCTCGTGACGGCCTCGACCGTGGCGTTGAAACTGGCGAACGGGCCATCGGAGACCAACCATTCGCTGGTCGCCGCGAACGTCATGGCAAGCGTGGCCTTCTTCGTCCGGGCTTCTTCTTTCCGGTGGATACGCGCCGCTCGCGTGTCATCGAACTGCATGTCAGTCTCGGCTAGGAAGATTTCTTCGACCGCCCGCGCCGGCACGCCGATAGGGTGGTAGTCGTGGTCGCCAAGAATGCCCTCGACCCCTTCGCAAGCCCGGACAAGGCCAAAATGCTCTGCGCCGACCGGGAGGCCAACGAACAGATACCGGAGCATGAGCGGCGTTTCCGACATGCGGTAGATATTCAGGCGCTTGTTCCACTTCTCGACCCGCCGCATAGGCAGATACTGGTCGAACCCTGCCTTGCGCAGATTGTCGGCGGCCTTTCGCTCGCACTTGACATTCGTGCGCACGACATACCATCGCTTGGCCAGATCGATGTTCGCCTTTGCCATGCTGTTCCCTCGTCAGTTGCCGCCTACCGGAATTTCGGGTGCGTGAGCGCGGTCAGGATCATGTCTTCCGCGATCATCTTGTTGATGTGCTGGGAGCGACCGATGTTGACGATGGCCTCGACGCCGGACGGCTCATGAATGGCCCTGACGCCGCTGTGCGTTCCGACATGCTGCCCGCCGGCGCGATTTCTACCGCCATCTGGATAGGCCTCGTATTTGATCTGGTCAGCCGGGATCATCGCCCTTCCTCGCTTAATGCTGCGTCGATGGCGGCACGCCACATTT